TTCGAATTCCGCCGCCGCCCGGCGCTGCCACCGGGTGAATGTCGGACGCGTGATCCCCAGCTCGGCCGCCGCGGCGTCGGGTTCTTTGCCGTCTACATACCGAGTCCGCAGCAGCTTGGCATCGTCCGGGCTGTACGTTTCCAGTTCGGACAGAATCAGATCCAATCGGGCGATCTCCGCCTGCAGATCCTGCAATTCGCTCAGCCGGGCGATCACGTCGTCGATGTCGTCTCGTTCCCCGCCGCGGGCCTTGATTACATTCTTCACCTTCGTCCGCAGCTCGCCCAGCAGTTTCGTCTCTTCGTCGTCGTTCCCTTCCCGCGGGATCGCTGCGAGCTGGGCGCGCGTACCGGCCGGGTAGCGGGTCAGGTTCGCGCGCGCGGCCATCTCGATTTCCTGCTCGTGCTTGGAGAGGTACATGTACGGCCGGAGCGGGCGCAGGCGCTCATGGAGCTGCTGCAGCTCGTCCGTCTCGCTGATGCGTGACAGGGTGATTCCGCAGCCTACCGAGTACGTGGAGAGTACCCGGATACGGGCGAGGTGCTGTCTGTATTTGCTCAATCGTTCGATTCCCGTCATGTCTACCACGCCTCCCCTGGTTTGAAATAGGTTCCGTTCAGCTTTTGGCGCTGCGCCGTGATCGCGGTCTCCCGGATCTTCTTCGGGTTGTGGAAGGCTTCCCAGTTCTTATCCGGCCCGATTTTGGCGAGATGGGCTTCGATCTGTTCCGGTGTCCAGCGCACCGGTTCCACTTCTCCCGCCCGGCGTCTCTGGATTTCTGCAACGTGTCCGCGGTAACGGTCCGCGGTCGGCGTCGGCGGCTCCGTACTGGCCCGCTCTGGCGTCCATTTATATGTGTATACCCGCGCTTCGAAGGTTCTACGTTTGATCCCGTTCGCCGCGGCCTGCTCGTAGTACTTCGGGTCGATTTGAGTCAGGGTCATATTCACGCCTTCTTTCTGTTGTGTCTCTTACTCTTATCGAGTGGTTGAGTTACCGCCTTCTCGATCGGCCACATAAGCTGCTGTACACGCGTTTTGAGAGCTGACAGCGTGATATCGTTTGCCCTAGCCCTGACGATTACTTCGTCTGTGATAACAGGGATTACATGTCCTTTTTGTGCAGTTCGGCGCGGGCCGACGGCGGCGATCAGGGCGTTACCGATCGTCCGCAACTCTTTCCCAAAGGTGCAGACTTCGCAGCCGGACATGCTCGCGATCTCGCCCGGGCGGCGCGGGCAGGTCTTGCAGTGCGTTTCCTCGATTTCAACCTGCATCCGCAATAGGGCGGCGCGGCGGGCTTTCGTCTCTTTATCCATCTGGTTTATTCCGCTCCTTTCAGGGCTCGATCAATGGCTCCGAGCGCTACCATCGCATATTTTTCGGTGTATGATCCGAAGTCGGCTATACGCCGGATGTGCTGCACGTTCACTTGCGCTTCACTCAATCCTGCCCGCATCCGCTTGATCTCCTCCCGAAGCTCCGCGTTTTCTTCAGCCTCTTTCAACGCCGCCTCCGATGCTCCGCGTGCTTCGTGGATCAGTCGCGCTTCTTTGGCTTCGAGGCGTTCAATCTCCTTATCCCGCCCTTCAATGCGTCCCAATCCGTGTTTGTGCGGGTCCCAAAGCGTCTCTCCCATTCCTTGATCGTCTCGTCCCGCTCCTGCACCTTCGCCGTCTGCTCTCTCAAAGCGCTGGCTTGACCGTTTATTGTGGCGTTAAGCAGGGTGATTGCTTCGGCAATCGCATCTTCAATGCCGACTTCCTCGCCGCGAGTCATGATCTTATCGACCATCATTTGTACGTATTGCTGCTGCTCTGTTCTCTCTTGGCTCATTCCTCTTCCTCCAATCGTTCGTATTCCGCTTTGTCGATTTCAGCCACATGGTGCATATTCTCCGCCGCCGTCCGTTTCATCACTTCGGTCACCGCAGGATTGTTGGTGGCGAAGTGTCCGATGTGCCAATCGCATCTTCCTTCGGTGATTTTGTAATAGCGTGTTTGGCTCATTCCTCTGTTTCCTCCCTTAAAATGTGTGTCGCCGCATGTCTGGCCGTTTCCCACACTCGATCGTCAGCAGCGCTGACTCCAAACGACAAATTCAGCACCTGCAGGTAAGCGCGGTCAATCTCCAACGTCGTTGCATATCGCAGAAAAGCAATATTAAAACGAGTTGGCCAGGGTTGACCAATAGGACGCGCATGATCGATGTACAAGCATCCGTCCGGCACCTTCGGCAGCCTAACAACGAGCGCTGGGCTTCCGCCCGCCGCCTTTACTCGATGAACGATCGAACCGAGCGTTGGCCACTTCCGCGGCGCGGCGATCACCGGCGCGCTCACGATCCGGTCGAAGTCCTGCAACGGCATCCGCTGGACGAGCAGGCTGCCACACCGGCGCCAGCAAACATCCTCACCGTCGTACCAATACTGCAGCGGGCCGAACGGCGTGTCCTGCGCCCGCAGAACGAACGGCGCAGTCAAGGCTCGCAGTGCCCGATCGCGTCCCGAATCGCCAGATGCGCGGATTCCATGTTGCCGTTGTCCAAGTGTTTGAGCGCCGAAGCCAATTCGTGACGGATACGCTCAAGCTGCATCGTCGGTGTATCCGTTCGTTCGCCGCCGAATTTTGCAATTGCGTCATCTGC